CTCCTTTGTCATCTTTGTTTAGGGTGTTCTCGTATGCAGATACCAAGACACGAACCTCATCTAATTGCATTAGTAGATTCGCCTCTTGCTGCTTTAATGCATCAAGCCGTTGTTGTAGGTGTTCCATCAGTAGGGTAATTCCCTGCTAATTTACGCTTCTTCGCCTTCTGCTACAACTTCTGCAACAGGTGCAGGAATCATCGCCCAAGCATCGTTGGCAAGGGTGCGGTAGTAGCCATCAACTCCCAATACCTCATCGGCAGCAGGGTCGTTAACTGCAAGCACGGTGCGCCAATAAGATGAAGCGATTACTGCTCCGTCTTTGGTAACGTCTGTGGTTTTGCGGACTTCAATGGTTCCGTCTAATTTGACGTTGAATGCGCTGATGTATGTTACTTCTTCAATCATTTTGTTTATTGTTTATTATTTATACTAACATATAAGAACCTGTTCCCTTTGCTGAGATTCCCACAAAATTACTTTGTGTAAACCAAATCCTGTCAGAGTTGTCAAGTAGCATAATTCCCGCGTCTTCTACAGACGTTCCCGATACTGTTCCCCCACCTGCTTCAGCACCTGCAAACGGCAGGCCCGTAAAGTATGCACTTGTAGCAGAAACCTTAACGCCTCCCGAGAACGCAACTTTAATAGATACCAATGCTCCAATTTTAGTGTACTTGCCCGCTAAAGCAGTTGGGTTAGTAGTCCAACCAACAGGCACAGGAGTAAAAGTTCCTTCTTCGTAGTCATCAAGGGCGTTGGCTGCTGCGGTGTCCCCGTTGAATTGGATTCCGCCTGTTGCTAAACGAAGGTAGCCATCAGAAGTGATACGCATTTTCTCAATGTTGCCCGCAGCTTCTCTTGTTGTTACTACAAAAGCACCATTATTTGAGCCATATGATTCAGCAACAACACCAATACGAGCAGTAGGATTAGCATTGCCTCCATCTGTTGTTGTTTGAAGCGAAAGAAATGCACTATTTACTCCGCTACCTAAATCGGGTGGGCTATTGTAAATCCTTTCTACAACCTGCTGCGTACTTGTGGTGTATGTTCCCGTTTCTGCCGCAACTGCATCAAGGCGAGCAACAGGCGTACTCGTGCCGATGCCAACGTTGCCATTGTCAAGTACAACCATTGCAGGAGTAGTACCAAGAGTTAATCCTCCGTTTGTTGCGGTTGGCGTAAATTCTAACCCACCACTAATGTTTTGTTGTACACCTATAGACCAATTCTTATTAGAAGATGCTCCTGCTATCAATATGTTAGCACCTGCGTTTGCGGTTGCACTTCCCAATCTTACAGAAACACCATTACTTGTTAACGTAGCGTTGCCCGTTACTGCCAAAGTTCCCGATAAGGAAGCAGCAGTCGTAGACAAAGACAAAGAAGAATCGTTGCCTAATCCGTCAGTAAGTTTCTTTAGCGTACCGCTTAACGGCCCGTTATCCGTAACCTTAATAAGGCTATCGTATGTGTCCTGTGGGGTTGTCCCCGTTAATGTTGTTCCCATTTCTAATTATTCCAAGTTGTTGACCAAGTATTCCAAATTTCTTCTATCAACTGCCAAGCACCTTGCTCGTTGTTGCCGTAAAGGTTAGTAGTAGGATGACCATAAGACAATGGCTGAACCATACCCCAAGAGATACTATTCGTTGCAGCAGCTTGACCCCAATAGATGTCATTGTTTGCTGCTCCTTGTCCCCAATCGCCTTGAACTCCCATTGTCTAAATAACTCTTTAACTTCACAATGTTGCTACGCTTCGGAGTGTAGGTCTGTTTCTTCATATCTAAAGTACCCAAGATGAAAAGTTAGAGTCAGTATCGGGGTAAACGTCAGCATTGTTGTTGCTATTGTATTCGGGGAATGAGGCTTGGTTGTAGCTCATATAAGTGATGAACCTGTCGGTGTAGTACTTTGCCAAATCCCGTGCCTTGCCAACCAAATAGTCAACCTCTATCTTCTCTGCGGTCGTGCTATTCTCGGAGTTGTGCTTGAACACACCACCATTGCCGATGGTATAAGCAGCAAAAGGCAAGTACTCCACCATTGCAAAATGGATTAACATCGGCTGCAAGTAGTCGTTCACCAACGCCAAGTAAGGGTTGGCAAGAGTATTGGCGATGATGTCATTGCTGATCTTGTCATACAACTTCGTGCCTGTGTAGTTTTGGATGTGTATCTCCTGTGCTATCTTGATGAACTGAATGAACTTGTCCGTGTCCACATTACCGCCAATCGCGGTGTTGCGAACCAAGTCCTCTCGTTTAATCCATAATGCCGTTGCCATATTATTTACGTTTGTTTACAAATCCTTCATCATCCATATCAATAGGTCGCTTGGCTACGTTTGGGTTATTGACTTCTAAGTCTACGCCTTCACGTTTTGCCTTATTTACGCTTACCTCTGCGTTGGGGTTGCCGACATCGGGAGTTACGCCTTCGCCTTTTGCCAAGTACGTCTTACGCATCCAAAAGTGATGGCATCTTGCACCGCCCTTGTATAACCATATTGAATAGGTTGCTGCTCCCGATATGCCAAAACCTGCGTTGACGGCTTGACCATCCATACGCTCAATATCTTCTTTGCGGTACACCTTGCCTGCGGCTATCATCTTCTTGCAGAACTCGCGGCTATTAGATTTCTGAAGTGCTGCAGATTCGGGTGCATAAGCATAACGAACCTTGTACCTTTTGCCTTCTTCGGTTACACCATCTTGGCTGCTCTTGGCGTTAGGGAATGCTGATCCTGTTGATGCAAAAGCGTACTTGCTTAATGCCTGCTCCGCATCGTAGTCAACGGGTCTTTCATCTACAAGCTCCCACTCATCCATATTCACGACCTCGCCTACTTCTTCTAAAGCAGCAAACGCTTCCTCAAATATCTCATCGCTCGGCTCTTGGCTTGATAGCTTAACGCCTGTCTCCTCCTCACGAGTCTCCATATCCATAGGCGTTATTACGTCTTCGGTGAACTCCAAAGGCTGAAGGGTCTTGAAGTACAAGTTTAGGCTGATGTCATTGTAAGCAAGAATCATATCTATGCCGTCAATGATAATCTCCTGCTTGGGGCGAATAACAAGGTTATCCAAAAGCGTAGAAGCGGTCTTTAGTTCATCAGCGTTATTGCCTAACCCCGAATTGTCTTTAATACCTAAAAGCATAGGGCTGACAATACGATGCGAGACCATTATCTTCTGCGTTGCCTCTGAACTCAAGAACTGATATTGCTCTGCGGCATCCGATAGCTGAACGGGGTCAACAGTTGCAGCAAGGTCTTTGTTGTCGTTGAACGCAAGGATGAACTTGCCCGAGTTCGAGCTACCGCTAAACTTCGTGGCTATCTGCTGCTCTATGCTCCTGCGTTCTTCTTCACTCGGTACTCCGTTGTTGAAGTTGATAAGCATTGAAGGCGCAAGGCCGTTCTGAATGTTGTTGATGTGGTAGTTTGCAATCTCCTCCTCAAGCTCTGCGTATGGAAGGCCACCTTGATAGTCCACAGGGGAGTAGTAATAGAATCCTGCTCGGTAGGGCTTGATGTAAAGTATCTCCAAACCCTCACGGCTCTTGCCAAATGCAGGGATGCGTACCGCAGTCTCTCTCCTGCCTTTTACGTCTTCCCAATCCTTTGCGTAGTAGTAAGCCTCAATCTCGCCATCTTCGTTGCACCTTGCGGCTCGTAACGTCTCTACGGGGATGTGCTGCACCTCTACGATGGTGTTGTGGTCTTGCGAGTACACAACCTGCATACTGCATTGCCCCATCATCACATAGTCAGCTACGACCTTCTGCAAGCAGGCTTTCGTAAACAAGCCACGCATCGCTGCGTACTCGCTCGGCTTCTTGGCAGAGTCCGTTGCATCCAACCCCTTACCGAAGGTCATATCCATCAAAGAGTTGAGGATAGCGTTATTGGTGGGTGAGCCGTTGTAGCGGTCAATCAGATAGCCAAAGTAGTCGTTGTTGTCTCCGTATTCTACATAGTCCTTCCCTTGCACCTCTTTAACAACAGGTGTGGTGTAGGAACTGAAGTTCACAACGTGGACTTTAGATGATGATGTACTCATTGTCATAGCTTGTTTCTTCGGTGTAGACGTTTTGGTTCACCGTAAATTTCTCGTAGTCTGTTTGCGAAGTTACGAATACCCTATCCCGATATATTAGATTTTCCGATGCGAATACCTTCAAGCCATAGAATCTATTGTTGACAAGGCTAAACGTGCCTGTGAGGGTCATAAAACCATTAGCAGAGGCCGCAGTAACCGCAGGTGTTGCAGTAGTATTTGTTGATTCATCAATCAAGGCGATCGTAACGCTCGCTGGGAATGCGCGAGGTATAATTACAATAGCTTGTGGTGAGGCTGATACTTGAAGGATGTGC